AGCAAATTGCTGATAACTGGGATAAAATTTTTAATAAATCTAAACAGGAGAAAAAATAATGGACATTGATGTTATTATTGGCTTGTTAATAATTGTAGGAATAGGTATCTTTGCTTTTAGAGTTAAGAACCCTCAAAAATATGAAGAAGTTAAAGAAGTTTTACAGGACTACTGGGAAAATCTTAGGACCTATTTCGATAAATAATTATTTAGAAACACATCCTTTTCATATAGGAATGTTATTACCTTTAGGATTAGCTCTAAGTGGTTTAATAATTTTAATGATATTAGTATAATGGATATATTACCTGACGGTTACATTCGTAAAAAATCTTCAACCATACCTTTTGGATATGAAGAGGATGGCATGATTGAAGGTTATTTAAAACCTATCCCTCAACATCTAGCAGTACTAAAAGAAGTAGCTGAAGCTGTATTTCATGGTGAAATTAGTTTAGGTATTGGAGTTGATTGGTTAGAAGCTGAAACAGGTAAAAAGCTTTCTCGTATGGGTTTAAAAAAATATGTAGATAGGAAGTATGGAAGATTGGGAAAAAAATCCTGAAAAGTACTTGACAAACCCTGATGGGAGCTATATACTTAACAAAGACGGTACTCCACGTAAAAAAGGTGGTAGACCTAAGAACTCAGAACTATCTGATATTCAATTAACTTTAAGAGCTAAAAAGAAATTAGATAGGAAAAGTACTAAAGTAAAAAAGCTAACTAGAAGTTTAGCAAAAGTAAAAAAAGAAGTAGAAGCAGAAACTAAAGCTTTAACTTCTAATGTTCTTACTAAAGAAGAAACAAAAGTTCTTCCAGATGAATTACAAGAACATTTAGATACTACTGGGTCTCATGTGGCATTTATGCCGAATGATGGACCGCAGACAGATTTTTTAGCTGCAGCCGAAAAGGATGTACTTTATGGTGGAGCAGCAGGTGGTGGTAAAAGCTTTGCAATGCTTATCGACCCACTAAGGTATTGTGATAAGTCAGCTCATCGAGCTTTAATACTTAGAAGGTCAATGCCAGAGCTCAGAGAGCTTATAGATAAATCTAGGGAATTGTACCCAAAAGCATTTCCCGGAGCTAAGTTCAAAGAAGTAGAAAAGTTATGGAACTTTCCTTCAGGAGCTAAAATAGAATTTGGATTTTTGGAACGAGATGCAGATGTGTATCGTTATCAAGGACAAGCCTATAGTTGGATTGGTTTTGATGAAATAACACATTTACCAACAGAGTTTGGTTGGAACTATTTAGCATCTAGGTTAAGAACAACCGACCCAGCACTGCCAACGTATTTACGTTGCACGGCTAACCCCGGAGGAGTTGGTGCACATTGGGTTAAGAAAAGGTATGTTGAACCTTCAGACCACAATAAAACATTTGTTGGTAATGATGGTTTAACTAGAAAGTTTATTCCAGCAAGATTACAGGATAATCCTTTTCTTGCAGAAGACGGAGAGTATGAAAGAATGTTACTCTCGTTACCAGCAGTACAGCGAAAGCAACTGCTAGAGGGTAACTGGGATATTAGTGAAGGTGCAGCCTTTGCTGAGTTTGACCCTAACATTCATGTCATACCACCTTTTGATATTCCTACGTGGTGGGAAAGAACAAAAGGGATTGACTATGGTTATGCTTCGGAAAGTTGTTGTCTTTGGGCAGCAGTAGACCCAGAAGATAAAACGATTATAGTTTATCGAGAACTATATCAAAAAGGTCTTACTGGTGAAGTCTTAGGTGATAGAATAACTGATTTAGAAATGAATGAAGTTAAATCTATTACTGGAGTCTTAGATACTGCAGCATGGTCAAGAACAGGATATACAGGTCCTACGATTGGTGAAATACTAATTAAAAAAGGACATAAGCTCAGAAGAGCTGATAAAAATAGAATAGCTGGTAAAATACAAATACACGAACATTTGCGACAAAATAACGAAACAGGTAGACCAAGATTGCAAATAACAAGTAGTTGTGTTAACCTAATAAAAGAATTACAAAGTCTACCATTAGCGAGTTCTAATCCAGAGGATGTAGATACTCATTCGGCTGACCATGCTTATGATGCTTTGCGTTATATGATTATGGGTAGACCTAAATTGGACCATCCTTATGATAGGATGTTAAGAATAAAAACATCTGGATATGTACCTTCAGATGATAAATTTGGATATTAATGGCAGACAACGATAACACATTTTTAAATGCAGATAATATCTACGAAGAAGTAGAGGGTGAAGCTGGTAAAACTTTAAATCTTGAAGAAGACCAACGTATGAATTTAGTTGGTACAATTCTTGATAGATTTTACAAAGCAGAAGATGCTCGAAAGTCTGATGAACGTAGATGGTTACGAGCTTATGAAAACTATCGTGGACTTTATGGTAAAACTGTAAAGTTTAGAGAATCTGAAAAATCCAGAATATTTGTTAAAATAACTAAAACAAAAGTACTTGCTGCTTTTGGACAATTAGTAGATGTTATTTTTGGTACAGGTAAGTTTCCTATAGGTATTGCTGAAACTAAATTACCAGAAGGTGAAAAAGAAAATGCTTATCTAGATATTGAAAATCCTACTCCCGGATTAGAGTCAGGAGAAATACCAGATAATCTTGGTAATAGATTAGAAGATGCTCCAGTAGAAAGTATTTATGATGTTGGTTTTGAAGGTGATGGTAAAACTTTAAAACCAGGAGCAACTTTAGGAACTGGTTTTTTTGAAGATAGTATTGAAAATCAATTAGATGCAGAAGGATTATTACAAGAAGGCTTAACACCTAATCCACAAATTCCAGAAATATCTCCAGCAGCAAAAGCTGCAAGAAGAATGGAAAAATTAATCCATGACCAAATAGAAGAATCTAATGGGTCATCAGAAATAAGAAATGCACTTTTAGAATCTGCATTGCTTGGTACAGGAATAGTTAAAGGTCCATTTAATTTTAATAAAACTTTAAATAAATGGAACTATGATGAAGAAGGTGAAAGAAAATATAGTCCTTTAGAAGTTAGAGTACCTCGAATAGAATTTGTAAGCTGTTGGGATTTTTATCCAGACCCTGCAGCAACTAATATAGAAGAATGTGAATATGTAATACATAGACACAAAATGAATCGTAGTCAACTAAGGCAGTTAAGAAATATGCCTTTCTTTGATAAAGAAGCTATTAGAGAATGTTTAAGACTAGGAGCTAACTACGAAGAAAAAAGTTTTGAAGCTCAACTAAAAGATGATTCTACAGTTGATGAAGAATACTCTTCAAACTTTGAAGTCCTTGAATACTGGGGTATTATGGATGCAGACTATGCTAGAGAAGTTGGTATTGACTTACCTAATAGTGTAGATGATTTAGATGAAATACAGATTAATGCATGGATATGTGGTGGTAAATTATTACGAGCAGTAATAAATCCATTTACACCTTATCGTATTCCATACAATGCTTTTCCTTATGAAAGAAATCCCTATAACTTTTTTGGTATAGGTATCGCTGAGAATATGGATGATTCTCAACAGATTATGAATGGTCATGCTCGGATGGCTATTGATAATTTAGCATTAGCTGGTTCGTTAGTATTTGATGTTGATGAATCGGCTCTTGTTGGTGGACAAAATATGGAAATATATCCGGGTAAGATATTTAGAAGACAAGCAGGAGTACCGGGTCAATCTATATATGGCTTAAAGTTTCCTAACACTGCACCAGAAAACATGATGATGTTTGATAGGTTTAGACAGTTAGCAGATGAACAAACAGGTATTCCTAGTTATTCACATGGACAAACTGGAGTACAAAGCATGACTCGAACTGCTTCTGGTATGTCAATGTTACTAGGAGCTGCTAGTTTAAATATTAAAACAGTTATTAAAAATCTTGATGACTTTTTATTAAAACCATTAGGAGAGGCTTACTTTCAATGGAACATGCAGTTCTTTGAAGGTAATGTAGATGTGGTAGGTGATTTAGAAGTTAAGGCAACTGGTACAAATAGTTTAATGCAAAAAGAAGTTAGAAGTCAAAGACTAACAATGTTTTTACAAACTGCACAAAATCCAACTATTGCTCCATTTGTTAAAGTTTCTAAATTAATTAGTGAACTTGCCTATAGCTTAGACTTAGACCCTGATGAAATATTAAATGACCCAGAGGAAGCAGCTATGATGGCATCAATTATAGGAATGCAAAATGTTGGACAAAACACAGGCGAGGAAGCTCAACCCGGTGGTCAACAACCCGCAGGTATGGGAGGTGCTGGTGGAGTACCTCAAGGACCGCAAAATGTTGGAGTTACAGGCACTGGCGGTGGCAACATCGGAATCGGAAATGTTCCGGTTGCAGGGGAAGATAGCTTCTCTGGTACACTTAGAGGCTCTGCCCCAACAGGTCAAGGAAGCCCTGAATAGAATAGAGGAATAAATATGTTAATGCCAGATGAAATAGAAAGAGAATTTAAACAAGAAGCTTTAGATGCTGCTATACGAATTGCAAAGAGAGATGCTAAAGATATACAAAAAGAACCTAAAATATTTGATGGATTTTTAGGATTAGGAAAAGGAAAAAATACTTTTTTTGATATAAATAAACTTAGTAATGATAGAGGTTTAAATTTATCAACAGAAGAAATAGCAAAAATAATTAATAATAGTTATCAAGAACTTGAGTTACCAAATAAATTTGATGTTTCAATATTACCTAAAAAATATAGAAAACAAATGCAAGACGGTGGTAAATTACAAAATCCAGAAAAAGCTGATTTAGATAATGATGGTGAACTATCTTCTTATGAAGAAGCTAGGGGTAAAGCTATCGAAGAAAACATGCGAGAATCTAAGTTTTTAGGTGGTATTTTAAGACTTGGTATAAGTGGTGCAAAATCTTTAATTAAAAATATTAGAAAAAAAACTAATAAAAAAGAAGATAAAAATAAAGTAGATGAAATGGAGCTTGAAATTGAACAGTTAGAAAAAAATTATAATGATACTTTTTTACCAGAAGATTCATATCCTTTAGGAGGTGCTCCTACTGATGCAACTCTAAAAATGACAAGAAAAAAGATTTTAAAAGATATGGATAAAATTACAAGCAACATAGAAAAATTATCATCAAGAGTTTCAAAACAAGAAGGTGGCATGATGATGGATGACCAAATGGCAGACATGATGGAAGAAGAAGATAAAATGCCTATGGATAATCAAATGGCAGAAATAATGCCAGAAGAACAAAAACTTATGGAAGCACAAGTTCCAGATGAAAGAATGGAAGAAAACTATGTAGACTTTTTAATAGATGAAGCATTAAGTGAAGAAGAAGAAACAATGCTTATGGAAGAATTACAAGCAAATCCACAACTTAGTATGTTGTTTGATAAAGTTATGGAAGTTGCAATGGAATTTTCAGGCTCAGGACCTGTTGAAGGTCCGGGGTCAGAAGTCTCCGACAGTATACCCGCAAGGCTATCTGACGGTGAATTTGTCTTTACTGCTAAGTCAGTAGATGTTTTAGGAGCTGACAATTTAATGCAGCTAATGAAACAAGCTGAAGCTCAAGCAGACGGAAGACAAATGGCTCAAGACGGTGGGCTAATGGAAGAAGAAGAAACTGTTATGCCGGTTGAACAAGAACCAGTAAGACAGGATATTCGAGTTACCAAAGAAACAGTTGGTCCTCAAGCAAGTACGCAAGAGGAAGACGATTTAGTTGGTGACGAACTTAAAAAGCAAATGCTTTCCGGAAGACCACACGTTAGAAGCTAGGTGATAAAGCCACCCTGTTTACAGGCACTTTATCTTATTTAAACTGAAAGGCGACCTTTACAAGACAAGCCCTGCAAGTGCACACGCAGCTACCTTGTTAAACGAAGCCCTGAGTAGGAGTACAAAAATGACAGAAGAAGTCAAAAATGAGGAACAGCCAAATCCTTATAATTTAAAAAAATCTTGGCACGAAGGCGATGATAAACCTTTTCAATCAGCAGACCAGCTTTACTTTGAAGAGCCATCTGAAAAAAATAAATTATTTAAATCAGGTGATGTTAATGAAGCAGAGCAGGTTGGTAATGTTGAAGTAGATAATCTGGAAGCTAAGGATAGTCCTTATAAAAAACCAGACTACAAAAAGCGTTACGATGATTTAAAAAAACATTATGATAGTAAACTTAATGAGTTTAAAGTCAGAGAGCAAGAGCTTTTAAATGAAGCAGCTAGTAATAGACCAGCTTATCAAGCTCCTAAAACTGAAGAAGAACTTGAACAGTTTAAAACAAAATATCCTGATGTTTTTGAGGTTGTGGAAACAGTAGCTCATATGCAAAGTGAATCTAAGGCAAAAGTTCTAGAAGAACGTCTTAGTCAACTCCAAGAACGTGAAGCTCAAATGTTAAAACAATCTGCAGAAGAAAGGTTAATGGAAAAACATCCTGACTTTGATGAAATCAGAAACAGTGATGACTTTCATTCATGGGCAAAAGAGCAACCCCAGTCTATACAAGATTGGATTTATAATAACTCTGATAACCCTGATTTAGCTAGTCGTGCATTAGATTTATTTAAAAAAGACTTAGGAATAGAAGCTAGTCCAAAAAAGACAACTTCTAAAAAGACTAAATCTGCTGCTGATATGGTATCTACTAAAACTACAAGTGTAGAACCTAAAAGCGAAAAGATATGGTCTGAAAGGGAGATTGCTGCAATGAGTATGGCTGAGTTTGATAAACACGAAGCTGAAATCAGCGAAGCTATGCAACAAGGCAGAATCACAAAATAAACTATAAATACACAGGAGTATTATCATGGCTCAATATTTTGAACCGTCAACTGATACTGATGCAAACTTTGCGAACTCCGTAAGTGGACAAACTAATAGTTTCTTTTTACCTTCGATTTACTCTAAAAAGGTTTTAAACTTTTTCAGAAAAGCATCGGTGGTTGAAGCTATTACTAACACCGACTATGCCGGTGAAATATCTGCTTATGGAGACTCTGTAAAGATTATCAAAGAACCTGTAATCTCTGTATCGGATTACACTAGGGGTTCTGATACTACTGCTACTAAATTAACTGACCAAGAGTTAACTTTAGTTGTAGATAGTGCAAAGGCTTTCAAATTCATCGTAGATGATATTGAAACTAATATGTCACACGTTAACTTCAAAGAAGTAGCAACTTCTTCTGCAGCTTACGCATTAAGAGATTCTTATGATGCTGCAGTAATTGCTTCTATGTTCTCTGGAGTTTCTACATCTTCACCTGACCACGCTTTAGGTGCGGATGCTGCTGCTGCTACTCAAACTATGGGTCAGCATCAAGGTGGTTCTAACTCTATCGACCTTACAGGTTCTGATGGTACTGGAACTGACCCACTTGACGTAATGGCATTTATGGCTAAATTGCTAGATGAGCAAAGTGTTCCTGAAGAAGGAAGATGGTTCGTTGCACCACCTTCGTTCTACAATGAACTTTCTCAATCTGGTTCT